TAAATCCGTTAGGAATATCGGTCATTAAGAACCAAGCATTCGTGTCGGTTAAATAGTGATTAACTGTAAAACCTTCAGGAACTGTTCCTAAAGAACGAAAAGCGTTAATGTCATTGTCAGCAGTTCCCGATCTACCTGGAGTGTCCAGCAATCTAGTTGCTGTAAACTGGTAGTTCGTAGGAATGACCAATTTATTTGGTCTTGCTGCAATTTTCAGTCCACGCTCATCTGTCCAACCAGAAATGGTAATAGTTGCATTCTCAAGAGAAGTCTCGTTGAGGTCTGCAGCCGTAGCTGGGCGATTAGAGTTTTTCCCACCTGAAACAAGTGGGTGACCATCACCGCCAGTTACACCATCACCTGATGCTGTGAACAAGTTCACGCCATCACCCGATTGGTATGAGTTGGTAAATCCATTGTTAAATGGAACAACAGCCTTCTGTTGTTTGGTATAAGCCATAGCACGAGCTAACGCTTTGGTATAGCGAGCAGAGAGAGAGTCATAAAGGTTATCCTCCATTGCCTCCTCTGTGATCGCAAATCCCATTGCAATTGTTTCGTGGTTATAGCGTGCTGTGAACGCCTCCTGTGCGTTATCGTAGGACATCGCTCCGCCTTCAGCTTTGACTGGTGCTGCTCCAAAGCCTGAAAGTTTAGTTTCTTCCTCGAAAGAACGATCAGAAGATTCCGATTCATACAACTCTGCATCTTCGTTTTCATACTTAGCGTATTCGAGTCCAAAGAGAGCATTAAGTCCAGGGAGGAGTTCTTTCAGCAATTGTGCTCTTGAAATAGCCATATTGAATTACTCCTATATACCTGTTGTATTATCGTACTGGTGCCCAGCGTTATATTTAACAATAATATCCGTATAGCTGTCTGCCACAGACGAATCTGGTCCATCAACGAAATCAATGATTCGTAATGGTAGAGTCGCTGTAGTAGCTACAGCCGTAGAAATATCTACTGCGTTTTTACTGGTGCCAATTGTTGTAGAGCCTGAGGTGTTCGCCAGAGATACATTATTACCTAATGTAGTCTGAGCACCTGATCCATCACATTGCATCTGAATTACCAATGCAGGGTCGGTTATGATATAACCTACCGCATCGGAAGCTGCAACGTCAGCAGTCCACATTTGTGCGAAAGTCTTCTGACTAGTGTTTGGATCGGTGTAAGAACATCCAACAAATACCCCACATGGAGTGAAAGAAGTAGTTCCAGCGTCTTTTTCAATAGTCCCTGCCGCTACAATCTTTACAAAATCTCCATAAAAGACATTTGTATCATATGCACTTGCTATCTTTATGTGCTGAACTTTTCCTGAATAGGAACCGCTTGCACTTAAAGTACCAATTGGTCTTGCACCATAGGGTGTTGCTGATGAAGCCATCTGCTTTTCTCCTATAATACTAATTTACATAAAATGCGATTCTATTTTCTGCCCTAAGAATCACTCCCAAATTTGACTCTAGTGTCCTTGTCAGATGACATGGGCATTCTAGAATCTTGTTCACGGAAGTAATTTTTATCAGTTGCTTCGATTTGAGCTTTTGCCATTTCTTGGTAGTACTCATCCCTTTTCTTCATGGTTTCGGCATCGGCTTTGCATAAAAGCAATCCTCCGATTTCGATGTTGCCTTTAAAATGGGAATGATAATCAGGGACAATGTTTTCCGCTATCTCTGGATGATCTTCCATTTTTACAGGCTCCCAACCTTCTCTGAAACGGGATGATACATTCGTATTCAAGACAGTGCCATTTACGGAAGTGGCAATCCATCTAAATACATATCCATCTTGTGGGTCTGGGTCAGGCAGAATAGTCTGCGGTACCCAGGGTTCATCTCTCTTCTCGGCTTCTCTGTTCTCTACTTCTCGTGAAGCTTTATGGGTCTCTCGACCTTCGATTTCTCGATTACGCTCTTCGGACATTAAATCATCTCCTTAACTATTTGTTTAGCATACTGTTCTGCTGATAGCCCAAGCTTCCTGGCGAGAGAAACTTGAGTGGGCGTTAACTGCACTTTGCGTGGTTTTCCGCCATTATTTCTAGTGGCTGGAGCTACCATCGTAGCTGCGTTCCGTGTTGGAGCAGTTTGCCCTTCATCCAACTCGGAATCGGAAAAATTGTTGGGAAATGCTCTTTTCATTTCAGCATCTACTTTGTCGTAGTATTCCCTTGTTTGAGGATTAATACCCTCTGTTAATAAATCTTCATGTACCCCCATCGCAAAACCTGTTAGCTTTTTATCGGCATTGAACCACTCGTTTTTACCGAGCCATTCTTCAGCCATTGGATCAAGGGATGGTGGCTGTGTTTGTGCTATTTGCTGTGGCGAAGGAGCTTGTTGGACAGGTCGTTTAGGTGGTTGCTTTCGGGGTTGCCTCTTCATAGCTGCATCGGCTTGCGTCAATTGCAGTTTAGCTTCCAACATTTTTTCCTGTGCATTAATGATGGCTTCTTTATCGCCTTCATCAGTAGCATCCGACCAGACCCTCTTAGCATGTTCTAATTCTGCTTCTGCCTTGGCAGCCACATTAGAGACCACTGCTTGTTGTCCACGAGACACCATTTGTCTAGCTTGTTGCAGTTGACTATTTAAGGTTTGAGCAGCATTTACCGCTTCATCCCTCATCCTCTGTGCATCTTCCTTGGCTCTACGTTCTTCGTGAAATTCGTATTTGAGCTTATCAATTCGTTTTTGTACCCTGCCACTAACTGAATCAATCTCTTCAGTATTTTCTTTCGGGGTTTCGACTTCTTCTGTTTCAACTACCTGCACTTCAAGTTCATCATCAGATGCATTGCCCACTTGAGTAGTCTTGCCGAAAAACTTTTCTTCCTGAGAAGTTAGTATTACGGGAAGTTCAAAATCTTCTTTACCGAGATCAGTCTCTTCTTCTACTTCTAATTGTTCTGCATTTTCTTCAATCATAGTCTTTCATATCCTCTTGGGTCATCGATCACAGCTTCTACGCTGTCATCATTAATTAAACGAAGTTCTTTACCATGAATTCTGAAACGAGTACCTGTATAGGTACGCATTAAGATAAAATCTCCTTCACTACACCAAGGACCACTGGGAAAACGCTTTTGATCTTTGTAACAATCAGGACCCATCTTTAGAACAAAACCAACAATAGTAGCAACGGATTCAGCGTACCTTGTTTCTTCGGCTTTGATAATGCCACCTTCAGTGGCTTCGTCTACGTCAGGGAGTGCGATCAATATCTTGTAACCAGAAGGTTCTGGCATTTGCGTAGATGTATGAGATTCTTGATCGGTATCAATCTCAGCTACGTTGGTTTCAGATGTCATAAGTCATCCTGTTGTTGCACAAAATTATGGGTTTTGCGTTCCCAGTCAAAAACAATAATATCTGAGAAATAATTTATTTCAACTATTTTCTATTATTTCAAAGACTTCTTTAAATTCTCTTTCGGCTAAATTAAGACCTTCAATGACTCCAGTCAATCTTTTAAAAGCGTTGTAATCTTCAACAGTGCCTTCTGCGAGATGCTCCTTAATTCTTTCTTTCTCATCATTAATTCGTCTAAGAAAAGCATCTTTAAAACTACTTCCTAGGAGGTCTGCCATCTTTCTGCTCTTTATCTTTATCCATTAGCTTTTCAGCTATTCTCACGCCAACATCAGCACCTTTCGCCTGTTGCTTGGCGGAAAGGCTCTTGTCAGCTATCTGTGCATCGACAATGGTTTCCATTATATCAGCACCGATCTTAGCTCCTGCAATTTTTTCTTGTGATCTAATTTTCTGTACTTCCAGTTGGTCCTTGCGTAATTCACGTTCCGTAGTGGCTTCCTGCTTCATTACATCTGCCTGTGTCTTTCTATCGACATCTTTTTCTTTGATATCAAGTTCACGCAACTTGGCTTGAACTAACGGGTCTTTCAGCTCTTCTTGGATACGCTCTTCTTCTGCTTCCTTCTGGTGTCTGCTTAACAGTCTCTGTGACGCTTCGGCTACCAAGGTTGATAATTGCTTTTCGATATGTTCTGGTAGGGGTTCTCCTACTGGTGGCAGTGGTGTTCCCAGTTCTTCTTCGATCTGTCCTCGGTATAAGAAAGCCAAGTGTTCGGTAACGTGAGCATCCAAAGCAGCCAGAATAGAAGGTCCCATCGGGGAGGCTTCTGCTCGTTGCTTCAGTTCGGGGTCTTCCGCAGCCGCCAAATGCACTGTAATGTGAGCTTCATGATCTTGGTACTCAAAGGCTTTAATCGGTTCCCCGTTTAATATATTCATGTTTTCCGCCACAGGATCAAGTGGCATGATGTCATCATCAGTCGGTACAATCTTATCGGCATCCTGTATACCCAAGACATCCAGCATCTGACGATGCAGTTCCTGCATGTTGTACATTTGCGGTGCTTGTTGTGCCAACTGTAAAGCAGCCTGATACTGCATAATGCGTTGTCCCATTGTCGCTGCATTCGGATTGG